TGCAAGTGATGCAGTCAGAACTTGACGCAATTAAGAATCGCTTGCAGCGAATTGAAGATAAACTAGATCGGGCATTGGACCGATGAAACTCATAGCGTTGTTGTTAGCTATTGTAGCGACAGCGCAAGTTGACGGAGTTGGTTACATAGGCTTATGCAACCCGACGTGGGATTGCGAGAAAACTATGTATACGTGGTTGAACAAGCCGATAGCCGTGGGATGGCTTGAGCAGAGTTTTGGTGCAGCGTGTCCCTGTGCAGGCCGTATCTTGTTTGATGCGCGACCTAAGACGATTCGCGTTCACCTAATTAACTCTCCGTGTATGAGAAATAACAGGTGTGAAAAGCACGATGCGTTGTATGGATATAATGCTGTAACTGCAGCACAAGCCGTGTATCGGCCTAAAAGTAGATTGCGAAAGAAGTTTGATCGGACTCTTCAGCGAGTGAAGTACCGAGTGAAGAGGGCTAGGGGCGAATTAACCTGTTATGTATCCCCATGTTTGGAGTGTGATCTCAATGGAAACGCTCGAAAAAGTTTGCTTAGGCTTGTATCTCGTCGTGTGCGTCGTTGCATTCTTGTTGATAATCCGTTGCGCGATACTTGTTTGCCCGGATACGTGTGCGAAAAGCATGGAAGAGACACCACCATCCCTCAACCGTGCATTTATGATTTAGACGGCACTAAAGTTAGATCCAACGCAGAATTGAAACAGTATGGTAGGCTAACTAACGGGTGTGAATTAAGGTTTTACTGGTCGCACTGGATGAATTGCAACGTCGAAGGTAAACCGTTCGTGCCACCATCTGAAAGGGTTTGTAACAGTAGTGTATACAAAATGATGAAAGCAGGAGAAATAAAATGGAAGTAGTATTGTTTAGTATTGTTCGTCACCTTCTTACGCTTGCAGCCGGTGGCTTGCTTGCTATTGGTGTAGGAGAGGCTGAGAGTCATCAGCTTGCAGAAGCTGCAACGCCTGTCGTCAGTGGCGCGCTGCTCTATGGCGTATCGCAAGTTTGGTCGATTAAAGATAAGAAGAAACGCTAAGGATCAATTCGGTAGCGTTTGTAGCGTAGTGCTGATTCAATTGGCGCGCTTTCAATGCGGTCGATTGCTATTGTGTCTCTGACGTAAGCGCAGATAGCGTCAAACTTACCGGCAAGTTCAGTCTCGATAAAATGTCTTTTGAATTGCTCTTTTGCTGCTTTGCGAATGCTACTCGCTGCACCTTCACCGTTATCGTAAAGCTGATCTGCTAAATAAGTCAGGTTGAATTGTGCTGAGTCTTTTAAGAATAGAAACCAACGTAAGCGGTTAAGTTCTGCGATGGCTTGCAGGTTAAACGATTGACGATGCTTATCAGTCAAACGTTCGTATACAACTAGGCTGCCATTGCCGGTGTTGCATAAGCGGTCAAAAAAGAAACAATAATCTTTTAAGGCGCGCTCGATAACAGCGAACCAGAGGTTGCGTTCAGGTGTTTCAAAATCTTGCGGGTCAGGCTGAATGATATCTTTGTACTTCATGAGTTTTGTAGCTTGAGAAAGTCCTCAAGATACATCGTTACGAGCCATGGTCTATGATTGCGACGATGTGCCACGATGGGAGTACGATCATGGCAGTCGCGCAGTGCTTGATCCATAGCAGCATCCACGTTCAACCGCTCTACTCGTTTGCATTCGATGTGATAGTTGGCTAACTCGTTACACACCACGTCAGAATCGCCAGCAGCACCACAAAACTGTTGAGTACGCCTAGCGGTATAACCATGCTCACGTAGTTTTGCGGCTAATTCTCGCTCGCCTGCTGATCCTTTTTGTTTACCGTTTACCATTAGTAAAAAACCTCGTCTTTATCTGCAACCGACCACCGTTTAGAATCCTCAGCCGTCCAAATAGTTTCAATGGTGCGGTAGCCTTTGGTTTCCGGGCGGTTATTGTTGCCGATAAAAAACCCGTCTTGAAACGCTATTCGGTTGGTGGGTAGCGCCGCTATTTGACCGTTATCCAGTAGCACAATGTGAGCACACTTGTTTTGATCTGGCTGCAGCACATAACCAGCCTTTTCGTCGCTGTCGGGTAGCCAGTCTACGGTGCAGTAGTATTTACCTGGCACCTCTGTTTTATCTTTTAAGATGGCTCGCACTTCATAGTCTCGCAAGAAGTCTAGAACGCTCACCACTGGCTTGTAACTGTAACAATCCCATAGCTGCAATTGTTCTAAATCATAGCACTCAGAGCCGCCTGGAGCGTGTAGTAGCCAATGTAAGGGGATATGTCTAAAGTGCGCTCCGCTTTGAAGCAGCACGTGAAACTGTAATGCCCGTCCCCGATAACTTTGCAGCGCAAACAAATAGCTTGGTTCGTAACCGTTGGCCTCTTCGTTCTGAGTCAAATGGCGATTGTGTATCCAGACTTTAAGGGGTGGCAGATCAGCGTTCACTCAGAAGCAGTGTCCTTCTTTTTTTTGGTAACACCTTTAATGTTACCCTTGTTTTCGGATGCGTAGAAAACTTCCTTACCTTTATCTTTTCCGTAATACTTCATCATCGCCTGACGGATTTTCAGACCCTTCTTTGTGAGTGGCATACGCGCCTCCTGCTAAACATTTAGCGTCATAGTACCACCATCTGTTACCGACAGGCACCGGCCAAGTGAGCACGATATCAGTTTGCGCTTGCTGATAGCCGTCGAGGTAGGCAGCGGCAATATCAGCTTGCAGATCGCCAGTCTTTAGACAGCGCTCAGCGTAGACTTTAGCTATATCGTTAAGAGTCGGCATCGTCGGGCTCATATTCGATTAGTACGTCCAATCCTCGGTTGGCTTGATGAATTTCGCCGGCTCGAAAGCCAGTTATAAAAGCCCTAACAACATCGTTTCGAGTAATGGGGCCAAAGTTAAGGCGCAACAAGTCGCAGTACTCTTCCGCGTATTCTTCGGCAGGGTCGGGCTTATTTTTCGACATAAATCCCGTTGCCAGATAAGTCCTTAATCTCTACGCGCTCGCAGTGCAGCACGTTTGAAAGAATCAGTTTGGCTAAATCAATGGGTTCGCTTGCGTAGTTGTCGGCTATTAGTTTGCGTAGGTCCGGGCAGTCAGGCTTGCGGCCAGTAAAATCCTCTTGTTCATAAATCCAGATGGTAACTTCCCATTTGCCGTCGATAACTCTGTGTGTGCTGTAGAATTGCTGCATTAAAACGTTTCCTTTTTCAAACACGCTTGAGGCACAAAAAAACACGGTCGATCAACGTTCCGCCAAAACTTTGCTTGTTTGCCATCTTTACCAACCAGCCACCCTCGAATTTTCATATCTTGTATCCCGCCGGTAACAAGGACAAATTTGGCATCGTCAGCATCTTTTTCGTGAAGCAGCAAACATCCGTTGTGCAATCGGGTATGTCGAACTTGCAATTCCCCTACATCACCCCGTAATTGTTTAAAGTTTTTAACAACTGATGGCCAATACCGCTTAAAAGTTTTGGCTACCAGTGCCTCTGCAATTGCACCCTCGATATTAGCACGCCAAGTGTCGATGCTGAGAGTGCCGTTGTAGTCCCGGGTTTGTTCTATGTAATGGCGAAAAGCCCGCATGTATCCTGCCATGCCAGCGTGAAATGCTTCGTCTTGGTCAAGTTGAACGTGCCGCATTGCGTTTGACAGTACAGCACCGGCACTATGCTGTACACAGGGAAAAATTAAAACGGTACTTTGTCGTCGCCTGATTTTTCACTCAGCTTCTTAATTGAAGTAGCAATCCATTTCATTTCGTTTCTGAGCAGTCGCAATTCGTGAGCAAGCAAAAGTACCTGACCCTCAGTCGATGCTGCTACAGCTTTGTACTGCTCGCTGTATCCAACCAGACTTTCAGCTTCACGTAACAACGCTTCTGCTTCCCATTGTTCTTTACTTTTCTTCTGGTACATTTTCTATCCCTTTTAGTTTTACGCTGTTAATCAACGTTTGAACGTTGTGACTGTTGGCGTTTGTTTGAGCGGCGGTAGACTTGGCTTCTAGCCGCTGCCGAAACTGTGCGCGAATCGTCGCAACGTCATCCACCTTAGCCGCAGCTAACTCTTTCAGTCCAGCTATCCCTCCAATTGCTGCTAACGCTGTCGCTGGTAGTTTTTTAGCCTCTTCCTCCGCGTAGTATGTGCTTCGCTGTGCAGCGAGCATGACCTTATCCCATAGCGTACCCCAATCGGTTTGAGTGCCACCACGGGCCTGCAGGACGGCTTGGTTGACCTCTCCTACGCTCGGAGGAAACTGTTTAGCCTCGCTAATCAACCGTATCACCGCTGCTTGCACTTCTTCGTAAGCGGCATGGTGCAACACCATCTGCCAAACTTTATAACGTTCGATAGAGTACCTAACTTTGTTGCCGTACTCAGCCTCTAACACCTTGAAAATACGTCTCACCTGCTCTTCAGTCATTGTATATATCCCTCATAACATAAATTTAACTTGACACACTCCCAATTCTCCCCCCTAATACCCCTGACCCCAAAACACCCCCCTTAACGCTCGCTTCGCTCGCTCTGTTGTTTCCCGCAATGCATCGCATCTGTCATGCTCTTGCATTGCCAATTTCTTCTGTTCTGAAATTTATCCCTACGGGATAAATATGATCTTGCTTGAAGTTGTAGGGTTGTTTGGTTGCACCTTCAATGGTGCACAAAATGTATAGCGATCTGCTTGAGTCACAGCATCGATTGTCTTGCACCTTAATGGTGCACAATACTGTTGGGCTACTTAGCTGTATTGGTGATTCGCATTTCTTGTGATATATTTTTCTCATGTGTCTCCCCCGACTAGTCATCGGGACTTGCCCGTTAGTAGCCTCATACTGCTAACGGGTTTTTTATTGGCTGAGGCGGTAGGGATCGAACCTACGACATGGCGATTAACAGTCGCCTGTTCTACCAGCTGAACTACGCCTCAGTTTGCTTATTCTTGGTTGAAAAGTTCATCGATGCAGGACTGCAACCACAAAATCCCGTCTTGCTGACCCTTTTCGAAATCACTCTTACCAGGATTGATTAGCCCAATTAACCGTTCTGTTTCTTTATCCAAATGCGCCTTAAGGGCCCTAGCACCGTTTAGGTAAGCCCGTTCTAGTTTGCGCCTATCCGTAGGGCTACTCAGCGGTGTTTCGGGGCGTAGCGTTGATTGTGAGGCTTCTGCTTCAATTTTACTTTTCATTTGGTGTCTCAAAGTTAGTCCAGTTCTCCAATGCCTCTTGGAGGGCTACGATCAGTGTTTTGCCTTCAGATTTTGCTACGTCCTTGAATTTTTGGAGTAGTTCAATCCGAACGTGGCAAGTCCACCGATCAAAGCCCTCTCTAGGCTTGTCGTAGTTCAAAGCGCGAGGGTACTGCTTTCGTTTCTGGCGCTTTTCCACAACTAATCCACTATGCAAGTTGTTAGTTTCTCAAGCCTTATGGGACATTCCCACAGGCCATCACCGATCTGCTTGCAGCTTGAAGAAGTAAGGTAGGCTTCAGCTATTTCTAACTTGTTACCTTCAAGACCTGAAATATCGTATTTGGTTTTGACTGCTTTAGTTTTCTTCGGCAATTCCTTTAATGGAGCACTCTCCCAAGGCAGTTCATCGCTCGGAGGCGTAACTTCACCTGTTTCCCGATCACATGAAACTTCTTGAGT